TTACCCAAACAGGTAATGCTCATATTGAACTTTAAAACCTAAGTTATTGATTCTTTCGGAAACCTCAATTTGAGGAGACCGGACAACGCCACCTTTGGCTAATGTTTCAATAGTGCGTTTCACATTGTCATGACGTTTACCCACCAGCTCTGCGATCTCAACGCTGGTCATGGATGCTTTGCCGTTAAAAATTGCGGTGTTCATTGTTGGTCTCCTGTGGGCTTGTCATCTTCTGTATTCGCTAGACTTGGGTGTGTATATGGAATGCTCGGATCCAGATGACAAAGAATGGCAACATCCTCCGGAACACCTCGCGTTTTCCACTTTCCAACACCTTGACTGCCACGAGGCCTTCCTTTCTTTGGGAACCTGCGACCAATAGCGGCATTGGTTTTAAATTGAATTTTTAATATTTCATAAAGGGTCATTCTTTAGTCTCACACCAGATACTTTGTTATCCAACGATGTTAACCACGGGAATCCAAAGTATCAAGAAATTCTGTTACTTTAGTATCAACAGCCATGAGAGGAGAAGAAAAATGAAGTCTTTAGGTGAACGTCTCATCAACGCACGGCAAAAAGCTGGGTTAACACAAGATGCGTTGGCTAAAAAAGCTGGGATCACCAGAGTTGCAATCAGTAAAGCCGAGCAAGGCCTTACAAAAAGTTTCAACGGTGACACCCTTTTTAAAGTTGCAGCTGCACTGCGGTGTTCACCGCAGTGGCTTCAGAACGGAGATGAAAAAGATAAGCATTGGGAAAATAATGTTAAGAGCTGCCCACAGAGAGACACAGCACACTCTTACCCTGTAATTAACTGGGTTCAGGCAGGATTATTCGCAACTTCTGGTGATGACTACAACATGTATGATCAGGATAATTGGAGGCATTCTGTAAAATACGCTGGTGAGAGGGGGTTCTGGCTGGAAGTGCACGGAGACTCAATGACTTCGCCCGTAGGAATAACATTTCCTGAAGGAATGTCGATCCTTGTCAACCCAGATAAAGAAGTTTTTTCAGGGTGTTACGTCATCGCCAGAAAAAAATCGACCAATGAAGCAACATTCAAAAAATATATTTCTGACATGGGAAAGGCGTTTCTAAAGCCCCTTAATCCACAATATCCAATCATAGAAATGGACAATGATTGCGAAATAGTAGGTGTTGTGGTTGATGCCAGGTGGGATATTTTCTGACCAGACACAAAACACAAAAAGAAACCAAAGTATCAAAAATCACTTGCCACACCTTGATACCTTAGTTACCATAAAACAAAGTTCGTAACTGAGGTATCATCTCATGATCAATAAAGCTACAACTCTTGACTGTCTCGAAGAACTGAAAAACCTCGGCAGCCTCATTACACTAATAGCAAAAGCAACACCTGATGCTACGCTCTCTAGCGATATAGAGTCATGCGCAGGACTGGCATGGGATATGACAAATAGCATATCCAGAAAGCTATCGTCAGCAATGCTTTTACAGAACAAAAATTCTGCAATCAACAACCGTCTTCGCACCCAACGCGAAGCCTGCGGCTTAACAACCGCCGAACTCGCCAGGCTGCTCGATCTCGATGAAGAAATTATCATCCAGTGGGAGAGCGGAGAGTATGAACCAACTATCAGTATGCTTATCCCACTGGCAAATATTCTTGGCTGCGATCCGATGTGGCTGTTAACTGGTGAGGTTACTCCTCCGGAGCAACCAAAAAGTGAGGAGCAGCAACACCATGACGCATCTCAACAAGTTTGCCCCTTATCTCGCGAAGCTCTTCTGCGGAAGAACCAATACCAATAGTGACATAATCGCCGCTTCGCCCTTCAAGGTACATGCGAACATTTTTATCAATCATTGCGGAAACAGTCTCAATATGAAAACACTTCTGAGACTCGCTATATAGCAGAACATATAAGTCAGCTGAGGAAGCCATGAAAAAGTTCGAAAACATAACTGTTCTCCATGTTGATGACTTTGATTATACAAACCCGGAACTTCTCCCGGAGGTTGTAAAGGCAATAGATGTTGCCGATATAGTGATTAGAGAAAAGAGAATTGTCAAAAACAGGCTCGCATGCACTTCAGGAGCAATGACAGAAACAACCTCACAGCAAGATAATTACGAAGGCATTTGTCTGGAGCCTGATTCATTTGCGGTAAATGTTTATCATTTATTGCATGCAACACAGGTATTACATATGTCCAGTAATCACGAAACGAAAACACTCGGCAGCGAAATTCTGAGTTTTGCATGTGAGTATACAAAAGCTGCTGCCGAAAAAGAATTAGCGCAATAACAACAAATATGCCCTGAACGTTTATTGCGGTTTTATCGCCGGGGATTGTTACAACCTTAATCCACAGGAGGCTTTATTGTGACTTTTATAAAGAATATGGCATCACACAAGACCGCCTGCCTTATTGCACAATACGGTGAAAATTACATGCATATTGCCTGCTTATTTCTGCGTAAAGCATACGGGAGATAATAATGCATCAGAAAACAGCAGAACACGAACAAACCAGAATATTGCTGACCATCAAAAACGGGAAAGTAATATTCATTCGCCATGTTCATGACGATGAACTTGTAGGAACTCTTTCAACATTCCTGTTTATTGCAGAAAGGGCAGGATATGACGTTATTGCACCAGCAGATGAAGATGAAGATGAGGAATAAATATCATGCAATACGATGAATTCCAGGCTGAAGCAACAGCCAATGGTATACGAACTGGCAGTATGACGATTGATTATCACGACGCCATACGTCGTCTGGATGCCGGAGAATTCGATACTCCTAATGTGCGAGGTTTACGTATCCTTCAGTGTCTGGCGCAAGCCGACGAAGCAGGATTACTGGGTAAACTTCCGGTTGAGATGAAGGTTGCTCAGTGGCGATGGTTGTATGTGACGACATTCATCAACGAAGAAGAAGACAAGAACGGCACAATTGATATCCTGAATGAACACGGAACAACTGAACACGCCGTGGTATATAACGGGATGTATGGGTTTATGACGATATATCCCGGCCCCATTCGATTTGCCTTACAACAGTATATTGAATGGAATTTAATTCAAAAATACGGCGAAGCTGAAGGAATGGGAAGAGCGCTGTTTCTTTATCAGAAAATGCTCACTACTTCCCCTGATAAAGGTTTCATTCTTTCAGATATGGGTCGAGAAGGGCTTGAAATCCTTCTGGATGAAATTATTAACGAAATGAATACTCATGGCATGCAATCCGAAACAGATATTAAGTAAAAGGGACCACATGACCGTTATCGAGTATATCCAGGAAAATCCAGATTGCAGTAGAGAAGATATATCCCTCGCACTTGGAAGAAGCGCAACTTCTATCAGTAATGAATTATCACGGTTATTGTGGAATGGGTTAATAGTACGAACTGGAGAAAAAAACAAAATGATTCTGTACTGCGTAAACAATCTGCCGTTTGGATACAGCAATCCCCTAAGTGTTATGTTCAACCAGTTACTTAAACAGGTAAGAAATGGCAACTGACTCACAACTAACCATAGAAACGGCCCTGAATGTCGGCCTGGCGCTCCTTGGTTATTTTTACATCGTGTTCTGCAGCGGACGGTGGCTGTCGCTGTTGTTCCTGAAAAAATGGAATAAACGCCGTAAGCAGGATGAACGCCAGAAGGCAATGAATGCGTTTTCCGAAGCCTTCGGAATTGACGGCATGGAACCAGGGGATCCAGCTCGCGCAATCAGCAGAGGGGGTGTGGTAATCCTTGTATATCGGAGTGAAGAGAAAAATGACGATCACAAAACAACGAGTAGAAAAAATCATATATCGCCATGAAATGGGACTGAACAGCGATGTCACTGCCGAAGAGGTTTATGACCTGGCTGTACTGGCGCTGAATTTATCAAATATCGCAAACCTGAAGCGATACGAGCTTGATATGGATGGTTGCGACTCGTGCGGTCAGGATTGTGGCGCAGATATGACTGAAGATCCTGATGGTGATTATGTCCTGTTTGATGACGTGGTTAAGTTGTTTGAATTTGATACAACCACTCAAAAGTTAGAAATCCCGGCAAAGGAGGCAACCAGTGAGCAAGATTGACTATCAGGCACTGCGTGAAAAGGCAGAGAAAGCAACGTGTGGTGAGTGGTCGCTCGAATATGGAGAGGGCCGATTTGATGGTGATGATGCGCTAATTCATCGCGAGGCTGCTGGATATATTCCCATTTGCAGAATTGAAGGAGCGCATCCTGAAAGCGGTTTCGATGAAGATTTCCAAATGGAACAGCAGGCCAATGCTGAATTCATCGCTGCAGCCAATCCGGCTACCGTCTTGGCGCTGCTGGATGAGCTGGAAAGAAACCAGCAATACATCAAACGCCGCGACCAGAAGAACGAGGATATTGCTCTTACGGTTGGGAAGCTGAGAGTTGAGCTTGAGGAAGTAAAACAACACGCTGAAGAATTATCCGAAACCAAGGCTGTTCGTAACCAATGGCGGCCAGATATTTGCCCAATAACCGGACGTGCATTTTTCATGTGGATTGAGCATCCAACATTGGGAAATGTGCCGACATATGGTGGCCCATTAGATAGTTACACCATTCCAACAAAGGACGGTGACGGTGAGTTTTCATGTGAGCGTTACGATCATGATTTTGGCGGTTGGGTAGAAAGCGAATGTCTTGGGTTATATCTGATTGATGATAGAGAACAATGCAGGGTCTACGAACTGGAGGAGCGCGTTAAGGAACTGGATGCTCGGGAAATATCGCTCCCGGAACGTAGCAGCATGCTTCATCGAACAGATTTTCACGATGATTACCAAACGGTAATGGCATACAAAGTTTCTGAAGTCATCGATGCAATCCGCGCTACTGGCATTCGCATCAAAGGAGAGTGAGATGAACGCTATAACCAAAGAACGTATCAAATTATTCATTAAAAATCCGCTTGATAACGGACTTACTCGTGGCGAACAAATGGAACTGGCACGAATTGCTCTGGCATCGCTGGAAGCAGAGGCAGTTATGTTCTGTATATCAGGACAAAATGTAGATTCAGAAGAACATGTATCAACCAGCAAAGCGGTTGTTGATGCCTGGGTTGAAGAATGGAATCAGGTTGACGGAAGTCCTGGCGAACCACTGTACAAAACTATGCCACTCTACTATCACGCTGCCTTGCCAGCGCCGGTAGTGCCGGATGAAATGTATTGGCAGGATGCGCCAGTTGAAGGCAGCAGCAAAGCGGCTGCATACGCTACAGGCTGGAACGCCTGCCGCGCCGCTATGCTTCATGGGAAAGGAGAGTGATATGGCAACTTTAACAAAAAAAGAACGGGCATGGTTGAACGAATTACAGGACGTTCTTGATCGCTGCCCATCACCGAAAAAAATTGGTTTTTACACCATTGGCGATAAAAGCATTTACCTGTATGACCTGCGCCGCATGGATGAAATCATGGAGGCTCTTGATAATCGTTCGTCAATGGATTGGTGTGTTGCTGTCCATGATATGAATGCAGGGTTTGATGAAAAGATTTTGTTCCCCTCATCAGTTGAAAGCACTGCGGGTTAAGGAGTAACACATGACCACTATTACCAAAGAACGTATTGAATTGTTCATTAAAAATCCGCTTGAAAACGGGCTTACCCGTGGTGAACAAATGGAACTGGCACGGATTGCGCTGGTATCGCTGGAAGCAGAGCCGGTTGTGTTCTGGTTTGAAAAATATCAAGAAGGGGCTACGGCATGACGACTTTTACCAGAGAGCAGTTAATAGCTCACGCAGAGGAGACTATTGAAGCACAGAGACTGTGCATACCGGGCACAATCGACCATGACATCATCCGCACATATAAGATGGATATTGCTGTTCTGGAAATCGCACTGGTATCGCTGGTAGCAGAGCCAGCCGGTAAATTGCATGAATACAAACCAGTGGGATATCAGCGTCTGGTCGATGAGTTAACCATGCTGGTAAAGCAGTTAACCTGGCAACTGAGGAAAGCGAAGCCAGACTGCAAATTACCGGATAAGGCGATGAGTTATCTGGAGCGGAACGGACTGATAAGCGTGGAGGATATTTTACGATGACCTGGCCTGAAGCATTAACAACGGTAGGAATTGCGATGGCGGTGGCGCTGGTGGTGTATTCGATTTGCCGCTGGGGATAACCACATGTTCGCTTTGATTCAACGCGGTCAGATATACACGGACAGAGCCGGATACCCCGTGGTGATTACTCGCATCACTGAGCACTCAGTGTTCTTTCGACGGATGGACGGACGATCCGGGCGGGTACGCATTGGTGAGTTAAACTGCCTGTTCGAACATATTGACCACCAGGAGTACCGCAAAATTCTCGCGGACACTGAGCAGGAAAAGCACCTGAAAAAATTACGAGCCATAAAAAGGAAGTAAAGAATGAATAAAGCATTTGAACGATGGGTCCACCAGCGTTACGACAATCGCTATGACCTGACGCGAGATGTTGACGGCTTCTACTGTCGTGAAGTTGTGAAGCGAATGTTTGAAGTGTGTTGCCACTGCCGTGGGCTGAGTGTTGTGTGAGGTAATACATGGGCAATGTGATTCAACTGGCTCCCAATGAATGGGTTTGTGAAAGCGTTCTTATCGCAATTACCGGGCTCAAACCAGGCACAATTCTTCGGGCCCGGAAAGAATGCTGGATGGTTGGAAGAGAGTATATTCACGTATCACCAGACGGTAATCCAAAGCCTTCCAGTGAATGTATGTATAACAGAAAAGCAATAGATGCCTGGGTCGCCTCAATGAAAAACAAACAACCCAGGTGATTTAATATCATGAAATATGTAAGCTCGTATCGCTCTTGGGCGTCTGGAGGTATCGATGGATAAAGTCAAATATCCAACAGGCGTCGAAAACCACGGCGGCACATTACGCATCTGGTTTAATTTTAAAGGTAAACGTGTCAGGGAAAATCTTGGTGTCCCTGACACTGCCAAGAACAGGAAGATCGCCGGGGAACTGCGGACATCAGTATGTTTTGCCATCCGCACAGGAAGCTTTGATTATGCTGCACAGTTCCCTGACTCCCCCAACCTTCAGGCTTTTGGGGTAAGTAAAAAAGAAATTACGGTGAAGGAACTTGAAGAAAAGTGGCTGGATCTGAAACGAATGGAAATCTCTGCAAATGCATTCAATCGCTATGAATCCGTTGCAAGAACGATGGTTCCGAAAATTGGAGGCAGTAGACTGGTGTCATCGGTAACCAAAGAGGAATTGCTGTATATCAGGAAAGATTTGCTTACCGGGTATCAGAATTCAACGAAAAACAAAGCAGCAGCAAAAGGACGGAGCGTCGTTACTGTAAATTATTACATGACGACAATCGCTGGAATGTTTCAGTTTGCTGCAGATCACGGTTACTTAGAAGCAAATCCCTTCCAGGGAATTAAGCCTCTTAAAAGAGCCAGGGCAGAGCCAGATCCGCTAACTCGTGACGAATTTATTCGCCTGATAGATGCTTGCCGACATCAGCAGACGAAAAACCTGTGGTCATTGGCTGTGTACACAGGAATGCGTCACGGTGAACTGGTCTCCCTGGCCTGGGAAGATATCGATCTGAAGGCAGGAACAATTACCATCAGGCGCAATTATACGAAACTTGGTGAGTTCACTCTACCGAAAACTGAAGCAAGCACAAACAGGGTTGTGCACCTTATCCAGCCCGCTATCAGTGTCCTGAAAAATCAGGCTGAAATGACAAGACTGGGTAAGCAGTACAACATCAAGGTGCAACTACGTGAATATGGACGTTCAGTGAACCATGAATGTACTTTCGTGTTTAACCCTCAAGTGGTTAGAAAAAGCGAACAGGTAGGTTTTGTCTACAAAGTCGATTCTGTAGGTGACTCATGGGAAACAGCCATTAAGCGTGCAGGGATCAGGCATCGAAAGGCATACCAGTCACGACACACTTATGCGTGCTGGTCATTATCTGCCGGAGCAAACCCAAGCTTCATTGCCAGCCAGATGGGCCATGCAAGTGCCCAGATGGTATTCAATGTATACGGAGCATGGATGACTGACAGCAATGCAGAACAGATCGCAATGCTGAATCAGAAGCTGACAGATTATGTCCCAATGATGCCCCATAGTCACCAAAGTGACACCAGAGGCTTATTAAAATCAGTAAGTTAA